CTATACAATTATATTTTGCATTTCTTTAATAGTATCTTCTAATTCTTCTTTTAATTCTCTTGTTGCCTTATCTGATATTATCATTATTTTATCTAATAAAGCATTTTGAATTTTTGAAATAGGCTCTATAACTTCTAAAGGATGATTTGTAGTATAATTTAACCACCAATAATAATCATATGGTGTTAATTCTACACAACAACTCTTATCTTTTATCGGTTTATAAAATGTGCCGACTTCATTTCTAATTTCTAACGGGATATTTTCGATTCCCCATTTAATAAAATCGGTTAAATCCTTTGCTCGCTTATCCCTTAATGATTGAGTTGTGGTTATTAACTTGCAAAAATTTTCCAATCTTTTCTTTAAAACTAAAGTCATACTAACCCTCTAAAATCTCGCTTAACTCTTTTGCCTTTTTATTTATATCTTTAATTAGTTGTTCTTGTTGTCGCAAATACTCTAACTCATCTGACCTAATTACGGTAAAATAGCCTTTAAACTTAACAGTTTTCATGTTTGTCATGGTTATAAGTTTGCGACAAAATAATTTGACTTTTCGTACTCTATAAAACATTTGTACGATTTTTGATTGTATTTCATTATCTGAAATACTCATTATTCTTGACCGCCTTCTTGTGGAAGTTTAGATTTTACAAAAGTATCTTTATCTTCTGTTGTAATCTTAATAGTTAATTGTTTTTTAGCAGGCTCTGGTCTTGGATTTGGACTTGGACTTGCTAAAAAACTAATATTTCCCTGCGGTTTAATTGGTTGGCATCTCATCTTTTTCGCCCTCTTTCTCTATTCCCTCTAATTCTTGATGTAATTCATCCATTACATCCTGTATATCCGATAATGTAACATCAGACATATCGCTTAACATCATATCTAATATATTCGTATAATATTCATATTTTTCAATTTTTAATGCGTTATTGTCCGCCATTTTTATCTCTCAACTGTTTTAAAAGTGCATCTATTCTTTGTTGATTTAACACTATTTCATCTAACAAAGTTTTTTTGTCATTTTCTAATTTATCTATTTTTTGTTGTTTAAGTGCGTTAGATTCTAATAAATCTAAAACTCTTTGGTGTTCAACACTTAAATCCTCATTAAGTAATTGAACCTCTTTATTATTCAAGTTCGCTAAATATTTTGCTAATTGTTTAATCATCTATTTCTCCAATCTTTATAAGGAATTGAATTACCTTCAAATGCAGTTACATAAATTTTGAAATCACCTATTTCGGCATAACCTACTGAAAACATTTTATCTATTATGTCAAAAATATTTTGAGAAGAAAAAATAAAATCTTCTGTTCGGCTATTATGGTTATATTGAGTTAATGTAAATACTTCATCCATTTTTATTGCCTTTCTTATACTATCATTATAAACTATTCTTTGTATTTTGTCAATAGTTTTGTAAATATTTCTTCAAGAATATTTACAACAATAGAATTACCGCATTGCTTATAAATTTGCGTATCTGACATATCGACTTTTCGCATATTATAATAATCTTTATCATCAAATCCCATTAAACGAATACACTCTAACGGTGTTAATCTTCTTACTCTGGATTTGTAGTATAGTAAATTATCTTTTTGTACGGTTGTCAATGTGTTTGATATACCATTAAAATTAGGTTCTAAATGTTGTGCCACAGAACCGCCTTCGCCTATATATCTTCCACGACTTGCAACTATAATTGGTTCTAAAATATTCCCCATTGCATAGCCATGCGTACCAGCCGTTAATGTCGGGCTAACACCGTTAATATCATATACTGCCCCTGCTTGGCTGGTTACATCTTGAGAGCAATTACCGAGTTTTATCATATTATTTCTATCTATTGGTTTATAATCTTTAAATCGTTCAAAAAATCTTTTTTGCATTTCTTCGTTTAGATAATATTTTTCTTCGACAGATTCTTCAATTATATCTTTAATTCTGCGATGCAATCCATTCCCTTTTGGAAAAATATAGCCCGTATCAATATCTTTGCGAATAGAAATGGCAAATACCCTTTCTCTATTTTGCGGAACATTAAAATCGGTTGCATTTAAAACTTGCCAATATGTATTATAACCAATACTATCTAAATATGAAATCCATTCGTCAAAATGAACTTTAAATTTTTTACCAACTAAATTTTTAACATTTTCTAATAATAAATATTTAGGTTGATTTTGTTTTTTAATTGAATCTTCCAATAGTCGTTTAACTTCCAAGAGCAAGATTGACCTTGTTCCATTAAATCCAAGTTGTTTTCCAGAGCAACTGAAATCTTGACAGGGTGAGCCATATACCCATAAATCAGCATAAGGCAAAGAATTAATTTTAGTAATATCCCCCCAATTTTGCGTTTTTCCGAATATTGCATTATAACTTTCAATAGCAAATTTATCATTTTCTGAAATTCCAACTATTGAATGTCGTATTTTTGCTTTTTCTAATGCCTTGCGAGGTGCACCAATCCCCGCGAATAATTCTATTACCTTAATCTCATCCATTTTACTGTTTCCATTTTTGATAACTTAAAACTTCTAAAGCATCTCTAAAAATACTTGAAATAATTATTTTTGCCCCGACAGAAGTCTTATGTTTAATTTGTTTATTACAATAAGATATTATAAATCTTTTTTCTCTTTGGTCTTTTATACCTAATTCTTTAATATGTGTTTTAATATATTCACCTCTTGGGTCTTGTCGTTTTTTTACGATTGCCATACGGTCTTTTTTACTTTTATATTTTTCATTTTTAAAGCCCAATTTAACACAATCTGGACAATAACGAGTTTGCAATGGTTCATCGTTAATATCGTTATAAGGGTCTAAATCTATAAATGCTTTTCTACATTTTGGATTTTTACAAGTATAAGTTACATATACAGGCTCTTTAACTAATCCCACCATTTTTGACCTTCTTTCTTAATTGTATCAAAGATTGCTTCCCATTCTTTTTGTTGCCAATCGTTTGAATTTATAATATATTGCGTATAAATTTTTTCTTCTTCATCGTTTAATTGTCGATTTTCATCTTCATTCCATGAAATTAAATTATAGCAACCATTCTCTAATTTTTTATGTCTAAAACCTATTTTAAACGGTAAATCACCGTTAATTTCCTTATATGATTCTGTATCGTTAATATAATTATCAATATGGTTTATAACTTGATTTATACCAATAAAAATATCTCTTTGTTCATATTTAGCGATAAAATTATTTTTATGAATAGTATCTCTCATTCTTGATAACTTATACTTGATTAAAACAAGTAGATACTCAAAATCCCAATCCTCATCTTCCCATAAAATTGGTAAATACGCAAAAATTTTAATTATTTTGTTGAAAAATCTTTTAATTCTCATACTCTTTCCTCTTGTATGTTACTATACTATCATATTTATTTTTATTTGTCAAGATAAAAAAAGAGCAGAGTAAAAAACTCTGCTCAAAAATTTGTATATGATAGTATTGGATTATAATTTTCTTTTATTTTCTTGCATTTCATGTATGCGTGAAGAAATCGGTGTAGAAATAACAGGAATTAAAAATCTTATAATTGAAGTAAAAATAACTAACGGCATAGCAATTTTTAAACCGTTAATTAAACCTTCTGGATTTTTAATTGATTTATTCTTTTTTAATTCTTCTATTATTTTAACTTGATGTTTTTGTATGTTTTTATTAACACCATTTGCCAATGTTGCTCCAGCAACACCGCAAATTAAATTTTGATATTGTAATGCTGGCTTTCTTTCTCTTTCAATATCTTTGTTTTTTTCAATAAATAATGCGTACATACCCGTTGCTATCGTTGTTTCCCCGATAGGTAAAATAACATTATTCATTTTATCATACATTTTTTCATTGGCTGATACTCTTTTAGCCATTCTTTGAATTGCTTGCGAGATTTTATTTATTTTCATCTTTCACCTCGCCAGAACTCAAGCCCTTATTGATAAAACCAGCAATTTTTTTCAAATATTTAAAATTCAAATATGCTATTATTGGAACTACCGCAATCTTTAAACCTCTATTCATAAGATTTTTATACATCTTACATGCTTTTGCATCGTTAAAAATAATAGATTTAGAATCTGCAAAGGCTTTATCTGAAATTTTGTTAATTGCTTTATTTGCTGGAATGAATAGAGCAGTTGAAAATGCTAAATCGGTTATACCGCTCGCAACACTTTTGCTTGCACTATATAAGTTATCTTTTTTTCTATCTTCTGTTTTTGCTGGTGTTCCCATTATGGTCATGGGTCGCAATAACGAAGCAGTAGTAAATACAGTTGCAGATTGAAATAATGCTGGATTTTTATCTGCATAGCGAATAATTTTTTGCATTGGTTTACTCGCCAAAAATTTGGCTATTCTTTCATAGCCATTAACGGGATTTATCATTTATTACCTCAAACTTCCCAACTCTTTGGGTCTTGCCGATATATTGATAATACGGCATGTAGTAAGGATAAATCATCATTCCATTTACATTCTTCATATTCAGTTGTTCTTGAAAAATATTCTTTTAATTGTTCAAATATTTCATCTTCTATTTTTATGAAAAACGGTGCGAGTTCTCCGTTAATAATACCGTATTTTACTATTTCTTCTTCTCTTGCTATTATTTTTTGTTGCAAGGTGTCAAAATAAAATAATTCATACAAATAACAATTTTTAGTTTGCTCATATTTAGGATAGTCTAATGCTACTTCTATTAAACAGTTTTCTAATTTTTCTTCTAATTTAAGATATTGTATTCGTATGTTTTTCATTATTTATTTAAAAATCCTTTAAACTCATTGTAAAAATTAGCCTTAAATCTTAAATGTTGTGGCATATGCAACATTTCATTGGCAATTAAACTTTTTACCATTCTATCTTTAGCAATTCTAAATCCAAGTTTAAAAAATGCAGTAAATTTTACTTCTTCTTTTTTTAAAAGCATTGTAGCAATTACTTTAGGTAATGCTCTTACTACACGAAGAATTGCCTTTTGGCTGATATTTTTATTGCCTTTTATTTCTGAAATTAAGTCTGTTAGTTTAATTATTTTCATTTTTATTACTTTGTTTTACCTTTAACAACATTAAATATCTTTCTATTTTTGACCGATAATAGTTGATTATCGGAGTATTATCTTTATTTATTTCTTGGAATAGGTTATATCCAAAACTACGACAAAGTTCAATTTTAGGTATTAACCTATCTTCAATTATTCTATTTCTTACATTTGGCAAATTAACTCTAATATCTCTTTGCTCTAACCATATCTTAAAAATTGTGCCGAATTTAATCTTATATCCTTCTTTAAGATAATCTATTACCTTATATAATAGACATAATAGGATATATTTAATTTCTTCCTTACTTAATTCACATTCTGACTTGTCAGAATTTACCTCTTGATATAAATTTTCCAATAGGTCAGTATTGATACCTATTTCAAACTCTTGGTATTTTTTTAGAGATTTATAATTTAATTTCTTTTTATTTGCTTCATGTTCTGCTTTTACGGCATTTTTAAATTTATCAGATTCAATAAAACTATCTAATTTTGCCTGTATTTCTTCTTCAATAATCGGAATGTAAGTTTGATATAATGTTTTTGCTAAATTATCAATGCTTTTACGCATATTTTTTTCTGCCTTTAGACGAAATTTCTCGTTTTCTGCTTCGGCAGTTGCTTTCTTTTTATACTTATTTCTTATAAGTCGAGATACTTCCCTCTTATATTTTTTATAAATTTTTTCTTCTATCTTATTCATCCTTACCTTCCAAAAATATTATATCAGTTTTTATGTTTTTTGTAAACTCTTGACAAATTAGTAGTATTGTGATATAATATACTATTTTAATAATATATTAGTTAAATATTATATTATTTAAAAATATAATCTTAAGATTTATACTTTTAAGATTTTTATACTTATTACATGTTTCTCTTATGAGTATTTTTAGTGATACTCATAAGAGAAACTATATTATTTAGAACATATATAGTAAGTCATATAACATATAAATCTTTATTCTTTTTAAATATGTTTTTAGGAAAAAGTTTACATTTTTTAAAATGGTTTGTATAACAATTTTAGAAAGAGAAAATAATACTATCAATCATCCTTAAAGTGTTTATGTGGCAAAATAGTACAAAGGTTTATTTTTAATTCAATTTTTATTTTGCCACTTTTTCTTAAGGATGCAACACTTTTAAGGACTATATGGCTGATACAAAACCGAAATATACTCTTGCAGAATTAGCAAGTAAACGACAACATTGGAAAACTCACCCAGCAGAATTTATGAAAGAAATTTTAGGGTTAGAGTTGGCATATCACCAAAAAAAAATGTTGCAAGCGATTGTTAAGCATAATAATACTACAATTCGTTCGGCTAACGCAGTTGGTAAATCAACTTTGTTATCAGCAATAGCAATATGGTTCTTTTACTGTTACCTTGAAGATGATAAAGATAACACAATAGTATTATTTACCGCACCGAATTTTGCTCAAGTTAGAGAAAATGTCTATAATCCGATTCGTGCTTTTATAGCAACGGCAAATGAAAACATACAAAGATTAACGGGTATTAAAGATATTACTTTATTTGGCAAATTATCAGAAAATAAAAACCTTGCTGAAATTCGTTATGGAAACAAAAATTATATTATGGGTGTTTCCACAGAGGGCGAAAACAAAAATGTAGGTAAGCATGGTACATATGTTTTATGTATTTTTGATGAAGCACAGGGTATTTCGGATAGTGCATTTTCTGATTTTGAAGGTATCACATCTTCTGGTTTAATTGTTAAAAAAGTAATGATTGGCAACACAACATTGCCTAATGGTAATTTTGGTACATTTTTTAACAGTTTTAAGGCTAATTCGGAATGGCATCAAATTAAAATTAGTTGTTTTGATACACCGAATTTTATAAACCCAGATATTAAACTTGAAGATTATTTAAAAGATGAAAACGACCCAACTTATTGGCGAAATAAGTTAGATAAATATTGTAAAACAAATTATTATAAAGCAAAAAAAGAAGATAATTTATCTGCTTGGGAAAATGAAGTTAAGCAAGCATTATTACCATTTTCTAAATGGTTAATCAATCCTATTCAAGCATATAGAATTTTAATGGAATATGGCGGTTCGCCAGATTCTTATGAATTTAAAACTCGTTGTTTAGCAGAATTTCCAAGTGGTGATGAAAATGCCGTATTTCCGCAAGAATGGATAAATCTTGCTATGAACAATTATCATAATGATAATTTATGGCAATTAGGCGAAATTGTAATGGGAGTCGATGTCGCTCAAGGTACGGGAAACGATAAATCTGCTATTGCAATCAGAAACGGTAATAAAATAGTTTTTGCTCAAACATTTAATTTAGAATTATTTGATTTAATTGAAAAAATCAAAGAATTATATGCTGAATATAATGTCCAGAAAATTTATGTTGAACAAGATGGTGTTGGTCGAGATAAATTTTTAATTCTTGAAAAAATTGGTTTGCCTGTTTTTGGTATTCAAACGGGCGGTGGTGCTGGACAACAAAATACCGATTTTATCTTTAATAAAGACGAAAACGAAAGAAGAAAGAAAGATTTTGCTCGTAAGCGAGATGAGGTATGGTGGCATTTGCGAGAACTTATGAATCCGTTAAGACCTCAGATCGGAAGA